CCAAACCTTATCATTAGTAGCAGGTAAAGTCCCACTAAATGTACAAGTTATTGTACTGCTATTAACTGCGATTACTGTTGCTATTGTATTAGTGCCGTTACTGCCAACAAAGCCGTTGCTATTTCTAAATATAATTTTATATGTAGAAGAACTACTAAGTTCAAAGTAATGTTGCGGATTTGCACCTGAAACTGTTAACACCCCAGTGCTACTATTGACATTTGTAATCGTCATGTCTGTTTCTCTGTTTCTATTCACATAGCCATAAGGTTCCTTAATAGACCCTAACTTCGTAGTATCAAATCCTAATCTAATTCTATTACTGTCGTCTGTATAACTAAAGTGAGCGTAAGGGTGCGCTCCTCCACTTGAACCTGTTACTGGAATGTTATATTTTTTAGAAAGATAGCCTTCTACTTGCTGTCTTTCTACTTGAGTTAATACTCTGCTATAGAGTAAGATTTCGTAAATACCTCCAATGAACTTTTGAGCATTATTAAAAGCCCCAATTTGAGATGCACCACTACTAGGTACAGGGGCGTAACCATCTCCAGTATCTGTATCTTCTAAAACACCTTTATTGTAAGTCTTAGTAGTATAGTCACTACCAGTGAAGTCCACTGTATGGGCGTGTAACTGTAATGCATTTGCTGCCAAAGCACTGGTAGTGAAGGAATAATCCTTTGCACTACCGGCTTCGTACAAAGTTAACACAATATCATCATTGGTAGAATGACGGTAGCGTAGGTTCCAACCGTTGTTATAAGGAGAAGGAGAAGTGTTAATTATATATTGAGTGGCATTAGTAGTACTGGTGCTTTTTGCAACTACAAACAAAGTAAACTCACTAGGATTTAATGCAGCATTAAAGGGAATATCAAACTTAGCAGAGCCGTCAAGGTAGACATAAGGCTGCCCATTAGCACCTGCTGTTCTATATCGAGGAGAGCCGGACTTCGTGCCTGTTATCCCATTTCCACTAGAGTCGACCCAAGTATTTACAACTGAATTGAATGAAAGAGTACTAGTATCGACATTGTCAGCAGTGATAGCATCTGCCTTGAACCAAGCACTAATTCCCGAAGTAACTGGGTTATTATCAGTTGTAGCAGTTTTTTCAGTCCAATATCCTACTGGTAAGTCAATGTACTTGTCTTTCCAATTTCCATAATTCAATATAGAAGGGGCGACAGAAACCATGCCTCCAAAGTTAGTACCTATATTAGTGCCAAAGCCAACTGTGTTGAACAAACCAAGGCCGGGCTGAGTTAACCCGTTACCATCAGTAGGTCCACCTTCGTCATCGGGCAAAGTAAGGTCTTGTGGTTGATAAAAGTCTATTACGGCCTGTGCTTGTGAAGAAGTCTCTTGACCTTCATCGTCAGTGAATACCCCTTGTATTTCAAAAGCAACTGCGGCTTGGTTTAGGTCAATCCCCATCTTTTTAGCCTGTAGTAAAGGGATAGCAAAGTTAGATTGTATACGCTCAACAACCATGTCTATGCTAGTCGCATCTAAGGAAAGTGTATCTCCGTTCTCTTGTACGAGACGGATTGGTACTCTTTCCCCTGCTTCTGCCAAACTTAACCACTCCTACTAAATCCGCTACTGCTAAGCGGTCCACCGATTTTAGAACGAAGTTCTTTAGTTACCATAGCGCTAATTTCCTTGGCTAATGCTCGCTTATCTGTTCTGTCAGTTATTCCGCTGACATCTATCTTTAGATTAACTGTAACATTATTTTGCTCTTCTTGTGCGCCCGCCTTAGTTGGTAATCGTCTTTCTGCACTAGGTGCTTGTGGCGCTTGTCGAGCAGTCATAGTTTTTTCAAGACCTTCTTGGACTCCTTTAATAGATTCCTCCATTTGCTTGAAAGGCTCTATACCGCCCATCTGTCTAAGTGATTCTCTAAGGTCAGTGCTGTGTGACTTTGTCATAGACATACTGTTAGTGAACTTATCCATTTGGGTTTGAAGTGCTTTCATATTTTTCTGCGCTTCTTCACTATATCTCTTAAAGTTCTCCATCGCATCGACGGACCTTGGGTCAATTTCTCCATCTACCATTGGCTCCCCTCCAGTGGTGGGACAGTGTCATACCCCAAGTAGACTTTGTTTTCTGAGACTTGTTCTTCTCCCTGCATAGCCTGTGCCCAATACAAAAGTTGCTTAGCATCATCTATCTCCAAATCTCTAACCTCCTTTATTCCCATTCCGTAGTGTGTCATTAGTAGATATTCCATTCCTTCTTTTTGAAAGCGAAGCCGGTCAGTTACTGTTCTCCCGTAGACGAACCGTTTGATGTTGCCAACTTCGCTTCCCGAAAAACTAGCCAACCCATAACTTCGCTAGGTTCAGGTAGCAGCGCAGTAAGGCTTTGGCCTTCACTAGGCGTTAATCCTTCGATGTCTATGTAGTCGTCGCAGACTAACCACTTTTCAAAAGCATGTCTCCAGTATTGTGAGAAATCCATTGTACCATCCATAAGTAACGGCGCAACTGCTTGTACATCAAAGAATGTCAAGCGTTTTGCTGTAATTTCTAAAGGTCGGCCATTTATTTTTATTTTATTCTTCTTCGGTGACATACTTACTCACTTCTTTATCATTCGATGCAGCCTCTTCTGAGGGGGCATCATTAGCAAGGTGGGCGAACGGGTCGTCGCTGGCTTTCCCTGCTTCGGGGTCAAAGAGGTATTCTCCTCCTTCTTCTTCTTCTTCTGCCAAATCTACTACAGGCGAGTGAAGGTTTTTCCAAATCTTCAACGGCATAGTATCATCTCAACAGTGGTAAAGCGTATCTTCGCTTATGACTTTTAGGTTCCTAGGCTCTAGCCTAATTTTAGAATGCAACAATCCCTTGTCATCAGGGACAGGTATAGGTGCTGCGGTAATAATATAATCATCTAATAATATCCTCATAGACTGTACAGCGGTGTTATCAGAAGATAAATCAGCGGTAGCAGTCGCTGGTTTAGTGAAGTAAAGGTGGATTAAGTTTCCAGTGGAGCCTACTGTACCGCTTTGTTCAATATGAGTTCTTAATTGGTGGAATAATGTAGCATCAGTTAAGACTACATCTATTTCCATCTCAAACTCTTCACGACCTTCACGGATAATAGAAGCGTTTCTAGTACCACCATAAGGTACTTGCTTAAGACTTAGTCCTGTACCGGTATCTGTGCTCTCTGCAACTGGGTTGCTTTGGATTGTATGAAATACTTCTACACCAGTTTTGCCTCTTAATTCAAAAGCACTGATAAATCCTAGACTAGAGCCAAATGCTTCTACACTACCATTGTAAAACATAAATGGTTTTTCAGTTCCAGTAGCAATACCCGACGCTTTCCTTGAAGTTTCATCAGTAGCCGTGTTTTGGAACATGCGGTGAGAATTATAACGGTCACCTTGATTTGCAGATTCTAAACGACCTGTATCTGTATAACAGGAAAGCGCATCAAAGATACACCTATACTTTAATTCAGCATCAACGGTAGATGATAATTCCCATTCTACTACTTTACAACCTCTAAAGATACGAGTCAATTGTTTACTATCTGTCGAGCCGCCCGGTGCATTTACGCCAGCGCCTGTTTCAGCAGAATAAGAACCTACATCTCTGTTTCTAATACTATGCTCTACGCAGAAAGAAGGAATGGTGTCTGCTGAAAAGAACAATTTTCTCACAGGCCATTTGATTAATTTAGAAGCAGTTACTATATGAGGACCATTGGTACCATCTTCGTCATACTTTCTAATTCCAACAGGGTCGTTTGAGTGAGCAAATTGCCAAGGGTCATCTACGAATACTCTGAAAGGTCCACTACCGCTACCTAAATCTTCGACTGCAACTATGCGTCTGCACTCGCTTGTTTCTGCCCACTCAAAGTGATGAGCATCGGAGGCTAAACTACCACCACTGGCAGGGGGCCAATACTTGTTAGTATCTAATTCAGGAGCCTTGTATGTCGTAGTAGGGCTTCTTGTAGTATCTTTGATTAGTATATATTTACCAATAGCGTAATTAGCATCTCCCGCTGTGAGATTTAATGTAACTGAGCCGAAGCCCATATCAGGAATGTCAATGTAAGTTTGACCCGGAGACACTGTGTAAGTGAAATCTGTTTGGTCTGTACCTAGTAATCTACCGCAGTTGTAAGCATCTACGACTTCTCTACCGAGACTGTAGTATAACCAACGAGGGCTATGCAATGGCATTTCAAGCGCACCGCCCATATGATGCACCTTGCCTGTTTGCTGTACTGCTGCCTGTCTACCAAGCCCTACGACATGGTATTTGTGAATATCAACTGTGGTATCAGGTAGTGTCATAAACGAAGCCAATCCTACGAATTGGTCTATTAGACTAAACTCTTTGGATAATTTAGCCTGAGCATTTATAGAAAAATCAGTACTTGCTGTGATAGTAGGCATGCCCAAAGAGTGAATAGAAATTATGTCATTAGTTGCACCAGTAACAGCCGCACCAAGTGCAGGTACAATTTTTATTTTAGTAACAGTGTCAAGCGTATGGTCTACTATACTGTGTATTCTACCATTAAGCGCTTCGTAGTAATAAGGAGAAAAGCCTCCTGATGTATTACTACCATGGAAAGTTAACTTTGCTCCAATCAACATACCGACTGGTACAGATAAAATACCTGTAGTACTGTGGCGACCCACCGTACCATTTACACTACCGATTGCAGTTGCGAATACAATTTCTGTATAGTCTGTGTAGTTAGTGGCATTGAATGTCAAAGGTTGACCATGCTCTAAGTGCAAGCCTGTCTCATGTCCCATGGTAACTTCTGAGACATCTCCTTTGTAATGCGCTCCAAACCCACTCATGGTATCAACTCCGCAAGTACTACGACTTCTACTTGGAATGTGTGACGGAATAATTTTTTAGTCCTGTCGCTTAAATCAGTGCGTGTTTTCATAACCATGCGGTCAAAATTAACACCATCTCCTTTTCGACTGTTATGGATTACTCTTCTCATTTCATTTTCCATTTTACGCAAACGAGAGCGACCTTTGGATGTACGAATATCTACTGTGATATTAGTACGAGTTGTTGTGAAGTTATAGAATAAGTCAGGTACTTCTTCATTAAGGGCTGTTTCATAACATACTATGTAATCGCTACGCTGCAAGTCTAAACGCTTACCACGCTCAGGCCCTTCGTCTGCTACATCAATTACTACTGGTCGAATGTTATCAGTATTTGCTCTGTTCCAAGAACCAGTGTTGCTAGAAGAGTAGTTATCTTTGAGTACATCAATAACGACATCGAGTGCTTCTTTCCATGTCGCCGTCATGCAAACACCACTATTTCCTTATATCTTTGCAAAATAGTCTCTGCCTCCTTGCGGTAAAGTTGAATCTTAGAGCCGAGGTCTACATTCTGAGAGCCTTCGGGAATAAGTACAGAACGGTCATCGGACATAAGTAAGTCAGCAGCCACTAACTTAGTAGCGGCCTCTTCAATTGCTTTCTCAAGATAGCGTTCGCCATAGATATAAGAGACCTTAACTGCATTCCACTCAAAGAACGGGTATGAGTTGTTGAAGTAAATGATACCCATCTCTGAATCTAACCACCAGTCCCTAAGACGGGCTTGGTCACCACCAGCGTCAGAAAAGTCTCCAATGTCAGATTTGAAACGAGTTTGTGTAATAGTGTAATTATCACCATCGGTCAAAATAGCACCGTTTGTACCGGTATCTATTTCATTTAATCCTTGTAAAACTGTGTAACCACCTGCTTCTAACTTACTTGTATAAGATATAACGGAGGAAAATGACACTGCTTTTTTCGCATTTATTACACCATATTGTGAAAAGTCATGAGAGCCGAGTGCTTTGAAACAAGGTATGCCGCCACTACCACCGTCGGCATCATATTCCATACTAACACTTAGTGCTTCTCCGCTAGAAGTCATAGCCGTGCCTACATCGGTGGTATCATAAATAACCATAGAGCATTCTTCTCCACCCTTTGTCTGTTGCATACTACTGACTTTTAACTTACCATTCCCATAGTCTGCGTTAGCCGTAGCCAAAAACTCATCGTTGACATGAATACTAGATGTGTTTGTAGAAGATGAACTATCAGGTTGAGTGTAAGTGTCACCGGTTGCACCTCCGTAAAAAGTCAAGGTTTGGCTAGACTTAGCACCACCAGTAGTAGATACCGATAATTCAAAATGTGTCGCATCAGTTATACTAGCAATCGTTGCACCTGCTGGTATACCGCTCCCGAATACATCCATACCTACTACTAAAGAACTAGTAGATGCATGAGTAATAGTAGGGTCGTTGTTGTAAGAAGCACCACTTACAGATATAGCAGAAGAGAAAGCAATTGCCCCTCTATTAGTACGGTCTTCTTTGTTAATGAGGTCTGCAAGATTTTGAGCAGTCGTTACTTTGTTAAACGCAGATTCCCATTGTCGAGTACCAGTACCTACTTCTAATTTGGCAACTCCTCCCCCACCGGGGCACATATAGATACTGTAAGTTGACAAAAGGCTGTGGTCTACGATTTCTAATCTAACTTCTGTACCAGCAAGTTCTCTGTAATCGTTACCTTGCCATACTTCAAGCCTCAAGATTTGCTGAACATTCCTAAACAATAGGGGGGTAGTACCTACATAATCAGTATAGTATCGTCTTCTATAAGGCTTGTAAGTATCAAAGTTAAGATACTCTGCACTTACAAGATAAGGTCTCCAAGCATTGTGAGTGATATTATCAATGCGGTCTTGTACTTCAAGAATACGCTGTTCGACTATAGACTTCTTCATTCCACGAGTCTTGCCGTTAGTGAATGATGCTTGGTTTTGAATATAAGTATTGTCAGCAGTTTGAAAGTCAGTAACATTGGATATATTACTACCAGTAAAATATAAAGCAACTCCGTTAGCACCGCCTTCGGCTATTGATGTAATGTCTTTTTCAACACCCAAAGCCTGTGCATCGCTGTAAATAAGAATAGTATCTCCTACAGCAAACCCATGTGCTCTGTAATCAGAACCTGTGACATAAACTCTGTCAGCCTCTGTATCAGCACTAGCCAACACTGCTTCACTCGGTCCAATACCAAGTAAGTCTGCTACTTTCTGAGCACTAGTATATACAATTCCAGCAGGGTCAAGAGGCCGAGTCTCAGGCTCGCCGGGTGAAAATACTGCTGGCATATCTCATTCCCCTCACCTTAGCCAAGCGTTACCACTTGAATAACCCTGTTGTTTCAAAATAGACCAAGCGTCATCAAACGACTTGCGATACATAAAGTCAGGGTGACCTCCGTGAGGAGGCTCGCTTGGAGCAGGTGCCGCTGCTTCGGGTGGATAGCCTTGCTCTATTGCGGTTTGTTCTTCACCTGTGACATTAGGTTGATTCATTTGTGGTTCTTGGGCACCTTCGGGCACTCCATCTAAGAACTCAATACCGTGTGCTTGTGGATTAGCCATCGCTTCTTGGATTAAATTATTACGAGCCATTTGCCAGTCAGGACCTGCACGGTCTCCTCCAAGTTCTCCAACAGCCTCTGCTGCTTTTCTATTAGCCCACTTTCCTAATCTAGTTTCCTTACCGTCGACTAATATCTTTTGACGGTGTGGATTGGGTTGTTTCAAAATATAAACTGTCATTGTTCTCTACTCCCTAAATTAAAATCTACTTGCTTACCACATGTTCTACAGGTATCTACCCAGCAGAAATAAAGCATACCACAGTGCTTGCATCTAGTCCCACTACCAATGTTTAACACATCACCAGCGTTCTTATTACGGTTGCGTTGCTTTAATGTCAAACCTGCAAGTGGATTATCTTCATCAGTTCTTACCGATGCTCCATAAGACTCGTTAAGCCTAATACCACGCTTCTGCAAGCGCTCAATGTCATTCAAGTCAAGGTTGTCGTTAGACTCCATATTATCCCACTCAAGCCTTGTAAATGATTACCAAATAAGCATTTCCCAAGACATTGAGCATTTCAATACCAACTATCGTATCTGCTGTATCAGCATCTGTCACTGCGTCAAAACCTGCATCAAGTGCAGTTTGGATTGCTGTAGCGCCTGAAAAGTCAGCCGGTGATAGAGGTCCTACCACTTTAGACTTCAATGCTGCTAAGTTTGCACTACCCATCAGTCGTCACCTCAAGAGCGGCGACCTATTGCTAAGAATGTTCCACCAGTGGTAGCATGTCCTACTGCACCGGAACTTAGAGTAATTGTTGTGCCACTAAAGGTAGCCATGTCTCCGGGTAAAGTCAAATCTACTGCTGCGTACGATGTACCACCAGCGATGTCTATATGCTGAACCTTTGCAAGGTTACCTGCTGCTATCGGATTAACTATTACTGCGTCAATGCTTGCGAGCAAACTGCCCAAAACTATTGATGTGTCCGTTGCTGCGTAACTTCCCGTTACTATCATTCTATCACCGAAATAACTCGGTCTTGCGTCTATTGTTACTGCCATTATTCTTCATCTCCTATTACATCTTGTTCTTCAACTGCCTCTTCGACTGGGACTTCTTCGACTACTGGTTCCGGCTCAGGAGCAGGTGGGTTGAGAGTGGTCTTTACCATGTCGAGCAACTTGCTCTTGGTAGTATATCCACTTACAACTTCACCTTTTCCTTTAAGCCATGCGCCTATGTCTTTTTTAGTCCAGCCACTATCAGGGAGTCCGTCGTTACCAGCGTCTACTGTTACACCTTCGTCTCCTTCTATCTTGAAGGTTTTAGGTGACATTCTGACTCTGTGTTTATTTAGCCATTCCTGACTAACTTCAACAGGCTCTCCCCTTATCCATTGACCTGATACACCGCTCTTACGACGATACATCATTGGTCCTAGAAAAGTTACTGTAGGCAAGTTGAATCACCTCAAGCCGCTATAAATGTTAACAAAACAACATCGTTATCACTAGCAACATCAAAAGTAATTGTCCCTGCTTCATGTGCTATTGTTGTTGCTGCTGCTAAAATGCTTTCGTCTGTGTCAGTATTATTAACTATAGATACAAGCGCTAATACATAATTTAGACTACTATCGTATGCGTTAACATCAAATGTTGTTGCTGCATCTTCATCAGTACAAGTTACCGCTAAAGAAATTAATCTTGTTTGTGCTGGTGTTTCATTACTACTTGTGTTAACCGCTTGGAATCCAGTTATAGCGCCGGGATATGTCCCCGCTGCTGCTGTTCCACTCAACCAAGCAGTGTTAGCGCTTGCAACGCCATCTGCACTTGGGTAGTTATTCGGTGCTCCGTTGTGTATTCCTATATCTAGGTATGTCTGTGCTACTGTTAGATTTACATGTGCCATATTTATTCATCTCCTTTATTTTCCACCATTAATCCTCACTGTAGGTCACGAATTGAACCTTGACCTCCAAAGAAAGTAGTCCAAACTTCACCCATTGTGCGGTAAAGTCCTTCTTGCCCTAGTCTGTTAACAGCGAATGGGTCTCCAGTTTCGATACCGGACTCAAAGTATTGAGTTGGTTTCGCAGTACTGTAGTATAGGTAGTCAGTGTCAAGCATGTAGATTCTGCTAATGCCGTCTGTCTGTACATCTTTAGATGGAATGATTGGGACACCGTTGTAAGTTGCGACTATAAATCCAGCCTCAACACCCGGTACACCTTTTACACCGTTGTAAGTTGGTACAACACGCTTTTCCTCCATGAATCTCTGTTGAGATTGTAGAAGTTGCTGAATACGCATTAGAGTGTCATATCCTGTTAGCATAACCTTCGGGTTACCACCACGAATCCAAACCTTTTGGAAGATGGTATCCAAGTGGTCAAGACTTAGAGTACGGCGGTTACCTGCTGCTCTGTCACTACCACAGTCAACTTCTGCGTTAGACCAAGAGTTTGCTGCTTCACCTCGGTCAATGCTGTAGATGTCTAAATCGCTAGCGCCACAGTGGTCTGTACCTGATGATGCACCAGTTTCCATAGATGTTAGTCCACCGCTTGCTCCACCGTCGTTACCAGTAACTCTGTCAAGAGACTCGATGTTGTTACCTGCTGGTGTTTCACTGTCTTCTGTTAGCATTTGGTTGATGTGCTCTGCGTGGTGCTTACCCATTTCCTCTTTAAGGACTGAGCGAATGTCACCTAGACCGTCATCCTTGTCATTAAGGAAAATAGCGGTTTCGGACATATCGAATGTGTGTGCAATAGTCTTAGGCTTTGCTGCAACATGCTGGAATGTAGGCTTGGTTGTGTCCGGTAGGGTTGCATTTTCTGCAACTCCGCCACCAACAGATGTTGACGGCTTAGCGGTAACTACTCTCCAACCACTTCTGTCCCAAGGCTTCTTAGGCAGAATGGAGAATGCGTTGAACTCTTGGTTCAATTGACTCCAAACTTTGCGGCCATAAATTGCTTGGTATGTACCTGCGGTTGTGCTCAGCATTGGTGCATCTGCCTTTAGTAGTTCTGAACCACTGTAGGAATATCCCATGCTCTGTCCCGCGCCATAATAATAGCGCTCCATATCGTTTACTGTTCTCATATAATTTCTTGCCATATTTCATTCCCCCAATTAATTCCATACACTCCCTGCTAGAGCGTGTACCTCATCCCAGTTCATGTTACCGAGTTCCTCTGTTGAAGGAATCTCTACGGTGGAGTTGTCTGTTGCTTTACGGATTTCTATACCTGCTGGTTTTGTAGCAAGGTCGTCAATTCTAGCACCGAGGTCAGCAATTGCTTTCTCGATGTTACTTAGTGGTGCACGAGCGTCAAACTCTGATGCTGCGCGAGCCTCTGCTTCGTAGTTAAGTTCTTTTGCAAGGCGGTCTGAAAATACATTGTTCAAGGAACCCTTGAATTGTTCTTCAAGAGCAGCAGCCTTGTAGACTTCGTATGCAGCCTCGATGTCAGTTGAACTGACATTGCTTGGGTGCAAGTAACCTTTCTCTACTTTACCACTGTTTACTTTTCCTATAGCGCCAGTAGATGGGTTGCCACCTTCTTGTGCACGGCCTTTAACTTGACCTGCAAAGTAGTCTGCTCCATCTCCAATCTGCTCAGGTGTACTACCAAGGTTAGCCTTAGCGACATCGTCAAAGTGACTTCTTGCCGCACCGGTGTCAACGCCTTGTGATTTCAAGGTGTTTTCCATCCAGTTTAGGTATTCACTTGATATTACATCAGAGTATTCGCTCTTTTCCATATCATCGTATGCCTTTTTCTCTTCGTCTTTCATATCTTTCGCCTCATCTTTAGGTGCGTCATCTTTCTCATCCTTAGACTCGTCTTTAGCATCATCTTTGGATTCCATAAAAGGAGGAAGGTCGCCCTTCTCCATTGAATCCATATGTTTGCTCATTCGGTCTAAGACACTAGAAAGTTCTGCTAATGTTTCTGTTTCACTTGTCATATTTGTGTCCTCCTTCAATATACGGAATGTCGCCTCCGGGTTAATACCTTTTTCACAAATAGTAACTTCATGCAGTTCCAACTTGGAGATTTCTGTATAGTCTCCGTGTTTATCATCGGCCTTACGCATTCTCTTAAACGCTTGACCTCCGATGCTGAAACCAGTTAGGTTACCTTTGCGAATATCATTGGCTACTTCACGAGCCTTTTCGATGTCATCTCTTAGTTGAATGACTACGAACATACCGGCGTCATCGACACCGGATTTCCACACACGACCGTCAGAGTCAGTGTATTGTGGTATTACACTACCAACTTGTATGTTAGAGTGTGCGAGTTGTACATTTCTAAAATCTTCTGCTTTCATAAAGTTACCAAAAGCGTCTTTTAGTGCTCCACGAGTAATTAGGTCTCCTTGCTTGTCAACCATTTCAACACTGGCATAACCAGCGATTACAAGGTCATTACCTGCCTTAATGATACTGATATTCCCCTCGTGATGAACGGGGGAGGTTCTCAGTGAAAGTGAGGCGACCATGCTTCTATAGAGAATGACCATACTATATAATCAAGTACGGAATGAAGCAGTGTCTCTTGTTACTTCTAAAGTACCACCTTCTACTGGTACTACCAAGTGCTTTGTATCTTCGGAGTCCTCTGTTTTCGGTTCTATAGAATAATCTTCTCCCGGCCTCTTTTTGTTATCATAGTCCGGCATTGTCTTAGAGTCGTTTAGATTTGTCGGACCAGTGGGTGATTCTATAGGAGTAGCGTAATCTATTCCTAGGCCCATAGTACCTGTACTAGATTGCCCGACTAAACCTGCTCCACTTTTCATCATCCTTTCAAGTAACATTGCACCTTTAACTAGAATCTTCTGCTTCTTTTGTTTATTCCAAAAATCAGTACCTTCGACCTTTTTAGGCGGAATAAGTGGCTTTGAGTCTCCTTCTGTTTCATGAACTTCTTCTTTTTCTGCAATTTCCAAGTTAGCCTTGAGCATTGCTCCAGCCACAGGTGACCAGTATTGCCTTTGACTTTCAGACAAACGAATGAGATAATGATTAGGTGCCAAAGGGCTATGCACAGTCCAAATCGAACCTGTTTGAGTAGTCTTGTAAATGACATCACCTTGTGGCATAGTTATTCTAACACCCGAAGGAGACCTTGAAACTTCACATAACCATTGTTCTGTTTCAGACTTAGCAAGTATTCCAAGCGTCTCTTGGCTTACTAATCCTTCTCCTTCTGCTTCTTCTTGTATTTCAGAGCCGCTTACATTGTATAACTTCTGACCGCTAGTAGTTTCTGTAACACCTACATTACTGACATTGACTCTTACATGGTCACCTTCTTTGTACTTTTCAGAACTGTCAAAGGCTGCTCCCATATCCATGTATGTATCTCCGTTCAATTCAACCCCACGAGAGCCTAATTCTTCTTCTTGAGTAATTGGACCTGTACCTAGTCTATATGTGTAAGGTCCATTTCCTCTACGCTCAAGTACTACAAGTACGACATCGTTGCCCGGAGATAACAAAACCCACTTAGGATGTCGCATTTCACCTACCATGTAGGTAGACTTAGCATCACGCATCAATAATTGCTCGTTATCTTCTTGTAAGTTTTCAACAGTAAGTTCTAAACCAGCGTCGTCTGTTAAACGAGTATCACTTGCAGAAGGGACATGTATATTTTCAATACCCTCCATTCCGCCTCTTAGTATCTTAATACGGTCGTCAAGTAAAGTATCATGAACTTCTTTACCATCGTATTCTATTACATCAAAGATATAGTAACCTTCTTCTGTCTTTACTACATCTACTTGGAAATCTTTATCGGTGACTTTTCCAAAGTTAGTTTTATCTTCATCTGATAGCGTGAACGAAGGAGATGTAATATCATCATCTTCTTTTTTAACAAAGCCCCTTTCACCCTTTGGCATTGCAGAAACAATCCAGTCTCCTGTAAATCCACGAAGGTGTTCAAGGTCTTCGATTTCAAAAATGCGATGCATTGGTTGTAACAAAGGTATATCTTTGCCAAGTTCCTTGCGAATTACATCAGGGTTAGTCAATGCAGCAAGGTCCATATTGGACTTAGCAATGTCTACTGGGTTTTGTAACCTTCGATAACCAAGGCTGTCTAACCAAAAGTTAGGCGCAAATCTGTGTAATCCGTGAAGTTTTTTTGTCTCCTCTGTATGCAATATAGGTTTCAAATGAGGTACTGCTAAATCATAAAAGTCCTCAGTAGGTTGTACAAGGTTAAATGGAGCATCATTAGGAAATACCTCAACTTTACCATCCTTGTGTATTCTATAATCAAATGTAGGGTACAAATCTGCTTGGTCTCCTAACTCGTGTTTGAAACCAGTCGAATTATAGATACTTTGTACTGAATAAGAATTAGGTCCGAATCTATCAACAGGAACTGGCCCAAGACCCATGCGGGTAGCATCAACCGAAGTTATCTCTTTTGGCTCTACTCGCGGGTCACTGATTAAAACAGAATCTAAGTTTTGCAATGTTCTATAGATTTTAGATTGTAACTTTGCAGTTTTGTTATTAGTAATGTTAGGAGGTCGTATATCAGTTTCTGACCTTGGGTCAGAATGATGAGCAGTATGCCAATCAAGTCCAAGTCCAGCCATGAGTTCTCCTACACCTTCTTTTGCAGTTCTACCTTTACCTTTGAGCCGAGGGTCATAAGTACTTAAGTCGAGGTTAACTCTTTGTATAGTTTTTACTAGTGCTTCATTTCGGTCTTTCGCACGCAGTTTTTCAAAGCCCCTAACCTTGTCTCTTAAATCACCTGAAAAGTCTCCATAGTGATTACTAGTTCCTAACATTTGTGCAACTGTCATAACTGGAAACTCTAAAGTCCCATCTCCACTCTCTTGAACTTTGCCTTTTATTTTTTCTAATAGGCTATCCACTGTTTCCTTAGCATGCGGTTGGTCATAGTCTAAGCCAAGTATGTCAGCAACTTCTTCTGCCGAATCTTGCACATTGATAGTATTAGGACTATTGTGTATGTGCTCTTTTACTTTAGAAGGTATATTCCCACTTGTGACACCTTTGGTTTGAGTATGTTCTGAACTAGGACCTATCGTACTGATACCGTGCATTTCGTGTGGTACTATTTGTAATAAGTCATTACCCATACGGGCTAGTTGCCTAACATTAGCGTCAATTTGTTCTAAAGATAAGACATTGGGATTAAAGGCATCGGGCATAGCCTCCTCAACTACTCCTTTTGAAATACCACCCGCTTGCCCAATTGCCTTTACATCACCTCTTAATTTATCTGCAAAGGTATCTTGCTGAGTACCCTCCATGCCAATAAGTGAGCCTTCTTGACTTTCTGATGCATAACCTTGTGCTTCTAGGTCTTTGAACTCTTGTTGTAAGTTTTCTAACATATGACGCATATGTTCTCTTTTTTGAGGACTTTGTTCTTCTTGCATCTGTGTTTGTAAATGCATAACTTCATCGAATAAATCAGAAAGGTGCATTTCATCTACACCTTCGTAAGGTGTGGCATCTCTAGCAAGAGAGTTTACTACATCTACAGAATGGGCTGTAGGAATAGTTTCAGGTCGAGGTGAAGTCAGATTATGAACTCCTCTACCCGGACTAAGTGGCGGAGCACCCATATGTAACATGGTACCGACTGTATGGAACTTAGACGCTCTTTTTCTCCTTTGTCGCTCAAAAGCCAGCGCTCCTCCTTTACTAGCAAATGCATGAGACCAAGGTAAAGTTCCACTCCTATTACCTGCTATTCTTAGTTTCATCTCGTTCATAGTTTCATTATCGTCATTCATAAACGCATCATAATGACCTCTTGCTGCTTCATTATGAAACGGACCATTAGCAGAAGCAGCGTGCCTTTCATAACTAGCACGATTTCCTTGCCCTGTCATAAACACATTATGGGGATGCAAGTTAGATTCCGCATCTCTAATATCGCCTCTTTCCCTGCGCTTTACATCTCTATAAATAGGATTACCGCTTTCATCTTTTTTTCCAGTCTTCACCCTAGTGTCTGTTAACTCAGGCTCGGCTTGCCCAAATGGTCCTAATAGATTTAGTACACCGTGGTTATAGATTTCTCCTTTTCTATTACTGCCATGCCTTATTCCTATATTTTGTGAAACTCGCAAAGGAGTCTTTGCAGTAAATTGCTCTCCACCTATAGAAACAGGTTGGTTTTCTAACTCAGTACCTGTGTTTTTTTGAAAGAATAAACTTAGTTCATTAGCCCTGTCATCTACGCTTATTCCACCTTTTTCATCTTCTTCTAAGTTTGCATAAGGGTCAGTAAATCCTTCATCAGAGCCAAAACTACCATGACGCTCTAACTTGCCTTTTCCTCCGTATAATAAACTATGTTCGTGTAATAAGTTATAAAGAGTATTAGGGTGTTTGCCCATCCCCCCTTTTCCAAAAAATGGCTCATGCCAATGAGTAGCCAAAGTTCTATTTTCACCTTCGGTTAATTCTTCGGGCCAATGGGTAGGGTCTAAAAATGTACCATAATGAAAAATACTATTATTACGGGCTATTCTCCCTGCTTGAGTTTGTAAAGTTCTTTTTTGAGAATTACCTAATATAGACTTTATTTCTTCATCTGTAAAAGGAGACTCACTTTTTTTCCAATCGTCATAATAAGGGTGTTCATCATCGTTGTACATTTCACCGGTATTGACATCTAAGTTTAACAAATGCATTAGCATATTCCTACGCATTCTCCCTACATTGTCTTGGCTATTAGAAAAATTAATTTTACCTGTTTTGCTATCTATGTAAGGCATGCCATCAGGTAAGTCTTCATAACCTTCCATAGATTCTTGTAAAAAAGAGTCGTCTACTAGCGCTCGCTCTTTCATATGATTCAATGCCCTAGAGTAACCATTAGGTACAGCACCAAATGCATGAAAATTATCTTCAAGTTTAGGTACTGTCTTTTTACTAAGATTTTTTGGCCTAGCAAGCATAGGTTCTCCCGGCTCATCAGGGTCCCTTACCCAATGGTTATACATGCCTGAAAATCTTTGGTGAAAGTTTCTAATTAATCTAGGAACAGTAAATGCAGAGTGGCTTATGTTTAATCTAAGCGAATCATGTGGGTCACTGGTACCTTTGTGCGATATATGTTCGTATACTTCGTGTCGTTGAGAAGGAGTTAACCATTCAAGTCCAAGTAAATAATCCATCAAGCCTAGACCTTGTGGAATACCATTTTCGTCTACCGCATCAGAAGACCAACCTTGTCTTGCTTCTTCCATGTGTCTTTTTTTACATTCATGGTCTATTTCATCATCAGTGGCGTTTGGAAATTGTTCTTTGATTTGTTCTTTTAACCCGTCGTTAGACTTTATCCAATCATCATAATGACTTTTGTAAAGACTATGATTTGTCATTTCTCCACTTAACTTACCATAATGATGAGGGTTACGCAAAAAATCATGAGGGCCTTCTGTGTGGTAGTCCTCCCAAGCCATCTCTTTTCTACCATCAATTTGACTTCTTGACTCTGCATAAGCATCAGGAGGTAAATAAAAATCTGAAATAGTTTGGTGCATCTGAGGACCTGCTTCTGATTGAGCACCATGCATTAATGGCAAAAACCTGTAGTCAAAGTAATTGTGATTTTTATGTGCATCGTCTACATCACCTTGTGCCATTTCTAAGTTTCTACCTGTTAAACTTTGGTCAGGTCTAGGATTGATTACCCGTTGGTCATCATAAGCACCACCTGACATTAACTCTTGACCGGCTTCTTGATGATAGGTTCCGTAGGGTGATTCTTCTTGCATCTCTTCTTTGATAATCAAACAAGACATCTTAAACAAACTTTCATCTTCTGATTTGATAATATAACCGGCTCGTTCAGCACTTAGTACAGAGAAAAAATAATCAGCACTTGCGTCGTGCTTTCCTATATTGTCGCCTATAGATTCTAATAGCGTTTTACGAGACCTATTCAAAATGTCAATGGGACTTTCTCGCACACCATCACCCGCCGATTAGTTAAAATGGCGGTCAAGTCGCTGTGCAGATTTCTTTATGTCTTGTAGGTTTAGTTTTTCCTCGGAGCCGCCTAGCGATTTCTGAATTGGAGTACTACCGCCTTTTTCGTTAATACGATAACCTGTATCATCCATTGCGTCAGGATATTGAGTAGGCTTGTCAAGTATGTTACTTTTTTCTGAGGTTGCACCTGCGTTTTTGACATCTTCTACTTCGGGTATAACATTGTTTGTATTGTAAAATACATTAGGAACTTTACCCGGTTGTGTTTCAAATCTTTCAACTCCTTGTGTAGAGCCTTCTTTTTGATTAGCATAATCAGGTACAGCCTTGGTAAGCCTTTCCTCTAATTCTTTTGCTTCTTTTAGCAAACTGTCATATTCTTCATCACGAGGTTCGTATCTTGGTTTCATATTATCAATCCATTCCAATGTTATTTCCAATCGCACCTACACTTTTAGCCTTATCAGCAAGTGCATGAATATCGGCCCATTCCATAGTATGGAAATCGGCGTTGTTTGTAGGTACTGATATTTCATGCCCGTCTTCACCCTTGATTATCATTTCATCAGAGTTTCCTCTAAACTCATCAGGCATCAAATCTTCGGGTGCACTGTTACTTGCTCTTACAAAACCTGCCTTCTTTAGCAAAGTCATTGGGTTATTGAGCATAGATTTTAATTGTTTATTCTCTGCTTTGATTAATTGGATACTATTATCCATGTTTTCCATTTTACTAATGAGCGCGCCCATTAGTTTTTCTGCGGTGTTAGTTTCCCCCTCGTCTGTCATCTAATCACCTCAAAGAGTGCGGTTACTTTGCTTTCTCATTATTGAGCCGATGCGATTAGTTCTAATGGTGCCCGGTAAAACATCATTAGAAGAAGGGTGAATCTTTTCAATGTTATTGTAACGCATGACTGGTACACCGCCAGCATAGACATCGTTGACTCCCGTTGGGTTAGATTCTCCCTTTAGGATTGCCTTTTCTACATCGTTGGATAAGTATTCTGCATACTTTGTTATTTCATTGATATTAAGACGAGCATTTGAAGCATCATTGTCTTCTAGCGCTTTGTAAAAAGCATCAATATGAGTACGCATTTTTCTAGCCATTGGGTCAAGTTTCAACAAGTCCATGCGCCAGTCCACTACTCCCCTTGACTTTAACCTTGTCATGCGCCCTTAAAATTACGAGCGTCTAATATATTCTGAGAAGCCTGTTGAACTCCACCCATCGGCATACCTCTTTGCTGCACACTAGAAACAGGAGAGCCTGAACCCATTGTGCTTCTGTTCTGAGGACTTGCTGGGCTACTTGGAGTGCGTATTCCCATACCTTCACCACCCGGTTGACCCATCTGCGCTTGCCTTGCCATCTGCGCTGCACCTTGTGGACTTATGTTACGGCCCGGCAAAGCGCCGGGAGTGCCCATTCCTCCACCCATTTGCATACCCGGCATCATTCCACCCGGAGGCATACCACCCGGAGGAGGTTGCTGCATCCCGGCTTCGGCAGGGTCAGGTTGCTTGTATATGAAACGAATATCTCGGTTAGCAGAATCTTCTACTAAGTCAGGCTTGTAACCTAGCATCATCATACGCTGCGCGATATTGACCTCCATCTCATCACGGCGTAATCGGGTAACTTCGTCTTCTTCTTCATTCGGATAAAGAGTTATTTTCCAATCTGTAACATCCATCTCTTGGATTAATCGAGGGAATAGATGCTCGGCATATACCTTGTGCCCAAACTCAACTGCACGGTTAGTAACAAGAATCTGCATACCTTCGTTGTTTAAGCCGCCGGACTTTCCAGTATCCATCATAAATACATTTGATACACCATAGAATGCAGCGATACGCTGTCTCATTTCATCTCTTGCAGGTATATACTGCATCTCTTCTAGTGTATCCATAAACTTAACCCAGTTGACACCGCCTCTACCGGAATTAGACTCTATTCCTATCTTAGGGATATAGTGAGGGTCACGCTCTAACTTTTCATCCATACTCTTGAAAAACGACTTCATTGATTCTAAATTATCAGTCGTTACAGAAATCATACCTTTAGGAGTTCTGCGCTTGCTATAAGAAGTATACATGTAGTTATCCATAGCAGTCAAAGTCATAGCCTGTCGCCAAAGTGTAGAAACAGGCGAGCGACCGTATAACTTAGAAGGTTGGTACTTACTTACATGTATTACTTCTCCCTTAAGGTAGTACTGGGTTTTTCCTGAACCAGCAGTATTGACATGATGTACATCTTCTAAGTCATGACCGCATGTTTGACAAGTCTTTTCCTCTTCACTATAAGACCTAACTTGGTCTCTATGAACCGGACATACTCTAAATCTACCACCACGGACTCCTCTTTTATCAGCGATTATACGCATAAAAATAGGGTCTCCTCTAAGTATCTCTTTGACTCTGTAAAACATCAGTTCGTTAGTATCAGGGTCCATGTAGTATTCTTTGATAAGTACAAGGAATGCGTCGTCAGTAATGTTCAAGTCATATTCAATTTCTCTAAGAACATCCATAAAAGATTGCTCCATTGAGTTTCTCTGCTCAAGTAACCAACGAGGGTATACTAATTGGTTAACATCAGGTTCTACTAAATCAGAATTACCACATTTTTTACAAACTTCAATTTCATGTTGGTATTCAGCGTCACAACTAGTACATTTTTTTGCAAACTTCTTTTCCCAATAATAACCTCTGCGGAATATCTCTTGTTGAAGAGTAGTCAAAACTGTGCGGAGAATAAGGTTTTCATTAGCAACTGCATACAAAGCAGGGATTGTAATACCTTGTACGAGAACTGGCTCTTGAATACCTGTAGTCCAAAGCGGCATTTGTGGCTCAGGAGTTCTTCTTTTTCTAAATGGATTTGTAATTGATTCTAGTATTCGACCTACTCTGCTTTTTTGCTCTGCCATATCATAATCCCTCCGACCAACTCATGACCGTATCTTTATCCACTCCCCAATCTTTCAAAGACTCTTCTGCTTTTCTAGTGCCTTCTCTATTAGAGAATTGAACAAATCTCTTTAGTTCTGTTTTACGCATAGGGTCTTTTTCATTTATGAAAGCAGCAACCGCTTTGGCTTGCATATCTTTCATTCTTAGGTGTGGAGTAATTTTTTTCAATAACTTAGTCAAGTCATCTTTGGAATAAAAACTAACACGGTGCTGGCTACGCTGCCCGTCTTTGTACACTTTTTGGTCTAACTGTAACTTACCTGCACCTATGTTTTTGTGAAGTTGCTCACAGTGCATACGACCTCTATCGCCTGTAGCAATAAAACCTGCACGAGGCTCTCCCCTTTCTGTAATAGTAATGTAACCGTCAGCATCAAGGAACCCTGCTGCATAAGCCCAAGGGTCTTTGATAATAAGCCCAGTACGGTTTAGAGTCATATATTCACCTTTACGAGGCGCTTTGATAATGTTAATCTCTTCACCATACATTTTGAGTAACTTTGCTATTCTATTTACATTCAAACGAGGTACGCCTTTGTGAATCAAGTTTTCAGTTATTCCTCTTGCGTTTATCGAACCATGTTCTTCTATCTCAGCCTTAGCCATGTTAAGCCATTTTTGCTGCTCTTTGTTTAGATTGTCAAACTGATTGAGAGTGTTTTTCCACATTTTACGAGCATCTTTACGCATTTGCATAGCATTAACCCAAGACTGCCTCTCTTCATCACCCCATACATCTTGAAACTCATCAAGTGTTTTAAGTGTGCTTTCTGCATTTTCCCAAGTATTACATGCTCTAATTAGACTATTTTCTCGACTATTACCGAATAATCTAAGCGACTTAAGTGACTTGTCGTCAAGACCTATGCTTCTAATAGTATCTTCATAAGAAGAAGCCCAATCTAATTTGGCTAATGTAGCCTCGGTTTCTAACGCCTTTAGATTTCTAACAGCAGTAATCATTTTATCAATATCACCTTTGGAATCTTTCATAACTCTACGGGCTTTTCTAAGTTCTTTGATAACATTACTTGCGCTTTTTCCAAGAGATGACTCAAACCAACTGTCACCGGTAGGGCAAAATGGAGCATATGTCACTTGTGGAATGTCATCTTCTTTGATAATAACAGTCTGAGATGCAATCGACTTAGCAATGTTAGAGTCTACAAAAGGATGACTGGTTAAACTAGAGGCAATTATTGACAAAACATCATTGCCCATATCCAAACTTTGGACTGGCTCTCCTACCCCTAATGATGCCCACATGATTGTCTCCCCTTTTTGGTGTCATAAAACACTTGCTATCAAGCGACGAACCAAGCCCCTGCTACATTATTTTGTTCAGACTCACCAAACAGGCTATCAAATCCGGGCATGTAGTCATCTAGTGCAACTACATTTCCTCGGAACTCTTTGGTAGCCCAATTAGCCAATGCTAATGCCATTGCCAAGTCATCATGAGAACCTACGGATTCAAGTCTACCGTTTTTCTGCATTCCAAATCGACTAAGTTGAGTTTCAAGAGTACGAGTATATTCTTTGCTTTGTTCATTGCCCCAAGGAGTTTTAATTTTACCTTGCTCAAATGCCATTAATAATGACATAAACATACTTTCCTTGCGTTGCTTTGTTGTCATAAAGGTCTTGATAGGTATATCATCCCTCATCTCTTGTAACTCAGCGGCAAACATTCTTTGAAAGTTATTACCTTCAAGTTCAATTAAGTCAGGTTGAAACCGATTGTTAAGTAAAATTATTTGTCGCTTTTGAGCAGCGCCGCCTAGTCCCTTTTCGTTCAAAGCATAAATAATCTGTTTTTCTTCACTATCCGGTAATGCTCTAAGTATGGTCATAGCAGTGTAGTCAGCGTTAGCATCAGATGCAATCGCAGGGTCCCATCCGATAAAGTGCTGACCGAATATACCAGCCACTTCTCCTTCTTCATCAAACTCTTCTTCTGCTCTGTCTAATAATATCAGTTCACTATCTCTTGCTTTTTCAAGAAGTGACATAGGAAACATACTAGACATGTCGTGGATAGGCTCGCAAAGATATTCACGAGCAAATCTAATCGCTGGCATAGATTGTTCACGAACTTTTAGTGCATCTAAAGGCCATCTAGTAGGCCAAAGAGGTTCTCCCAATGCATTTATTGCAGGGTATGTCTCAACTCTAAAGGCATCTTTGTCTTCCAGTTCTGCATACAAGTCATTGTAACTAAAAGGAGTACCGACCATCATAAGACGACCTGTGTGGTGCAGAACTGGAAGTAAGACAGTATAGAACCAATCTGCTGCTCTTTGTAATTCAGAAGCAGTGGTACCCCAAAGAATATCGTCACATACAACTACATCAGGGTGAAACCCACGAGTTGCACCACCAACGGACTTAGCCATCATACGGCTACCGTTAGTGAACTCAAAGTAAGACTTAGCCCAAGGCTTTCCACCACTGGGTTTCAAATGCCTAAGAACATCGCTACTTTCTATGTTATTACGGATAAACCGCATGTGTTCAAGGGTCTGTTCTAAACTGTGACTGAATATCATAATGTGAGTTTTAGGATTAAAGGCAGCAATCCAAAGAGCATAACTCATAAAAAATACAGACTTGCCGTGGTCACGACTTGCCTTTACACAATATCTGTTACTTTCTACTAATCCTTTTTCCCAGCACTGGTGGTGGTCCGAGTAGTCGAATTGTAAAATCTCAGTAAAGAAGTATTTGAATGACTTTTTGCACATTTGTATGTCAATGTCGTTGACGAGTTCATCCACATTTCCCACATCTCATCACTCCTGTCCCATAGCCATTCTTTTTCTTTTCTCTTCTTGTACTACTTTGAACATTTCCATAGCCTGTTGTTGCTTTTCATTTAACACTGCGCCTTGTTGCCCTTGGTTAGCATCAAGTCTACTTGTTTGTTGCTCTACCCCTGCTTGCTGTGTTCCACTAGGTTCTGTATAAGATTCATCATCGTCATTATACCCATCAGGTGTATTACCAGCACCTTCTATATTGCCAATTTTTTTACCAGCACCACCTTCTCCACTACCCATACCCACCGGTTGGACTATATTATTAGTAGCAGCAGGTGGCGCACTAGCCAAAGTTGGCACCGGTTGCCCAGCAGCATTTTGTCCGACCATAGGAGGACTATTCCCACTTACTGCAACTGGCTTCGGTAAAGGTACAGGAGGCTTAGGTACATCAGGTAAAGGTACAGTTGCCTTTTCAGGTGGTTTGTAAGGAGTAATCACTGGATTTCTATTTCTACGATTTACTGCAACCAAGTTTGCGTCTGCTGCATCTTTAACGGCTGTATTTCTACGACGCACAGCGGCCATTGGATTAAACCTACTCATAGGACCTTGCCCTCTTGAGCGGGCCTGTTCTGCAAGTTTAGCATTCTGTACTGCTACTTTTTGTTTATTATCCTCTCGTATGTTTGCTCTTGCTTGACCTTCTCTAGTTACGGTAGAGCGACCTAGACCTTGCCCAAGTTGTTTACCTTGAACTCCGCCTGAAATTGCTGACTGGGCCAAGCCTCCCAAACTACGATGCTGACCCGCTAAAGAACCAAGGGCACCGAGGACACCACCTGCCATGCCGCCTAGTTTTTCTCTAAAAGTTTTACCTCTTGCTTTTTCATTTCCACCGCCACCACCGGCTACCATAATTGGAGGCCCGCCACTTGCTGGATACTGTGCACCTATTCCTTTAACGAGTACTTTACCCATCAGAATACACCTCCAAATGCGACTTTAACAGCCTTTACTATCTCAGGTTTAACACTCCATTCGTCAGCAACTTTGTACCAATCGCCTTGGCTTTGATAAAGACCGTGCACATCTACTCCGGTGAGGCCGAGGCTTTTAGCAATGTCTTGTACATCCCAATAAGAATCAATTGAAAGCGCACGATTAGGTATCATTTTTGTAATATCTTTATCTTGACGAGCATCCATTATCTGAACTAACTCAATTTTTTTGCGTATTTCGTCTAAATTAACCAAAATATCATCTGAGCGCTGTACCAAAGCACCGGAGCCAATGTCAAAGAATTGCTGCCTAGGGTCCATTCCTAACCTATTACCGAAGTATTGTTCTTCAAAAGGAGCGGCAGGTCTTGTAGGATAAGCAGCAGGGGCTGCTGCTGTAGGAGTAGGCATTACTTGTTGAGGCATAGGTGCAGCAGGTGCAGGTGCAGGTGCAGGTGCAAGAGGACCGACTGCTACTTTTTCTCCTTGAGGAACTGGCATTTCTCTACGAGCATTAGAAGCAGGTGCTAGGTCACTAGTACCTACGATTCTTTTTTGCCAGTGCTCAGGTACTTCTGTATGGGTTTCGCCAAAGCCGTGTGGCAAACCACCAGCAATATGCTCACGAGCGATTGAACCTAGGCTGAATTGCTCATGACCTTGTACTCCCATAATTCTACCAATTAGGTCTTCTATCTCTTCGCGCAGTCCTTCTACTGGAGCGTGACGGGGCCATTCTAATTCATGATTTCTTAAATTAGTAGCAGCCTGTTGCAATGCTTCTTCTTCACTCATACCCTGCTGTTCGTAATTATCAGTAAGATTAGCCAAACGACCTACTATATCCGCTGACCTCATTTTGGCAGTTTTATGATATTCAGGTCCTCCAGTAGGAATAGCACCTTTTATGTTAGAACGATGTAGTTTATAATTTTCATCAGAATGGTGGCTACCTAGTTGTCTAAAGGTTTCGTTAATTATATTACCAACTTTACTTTGCGTGTTTGCCTTTAAGTTATGGGTACGGCTAAAGAATAATTTTCCAATCGGTGTATTTGCTATTTGATTTAACTTTTCGGGAGAATAGCCTTCGGTACTAACGCCCGCTCGTTGCATAATACTTGCTAATCTATCACCAGCAGTTTGTGGGGCTTCTTCAATTTCACCCTCTACTTTTTTCCTTGGTCTACCACCGCTACCACTAGTAGCAGCGTGAAAAAATACATCAGGTAAAAGATGAGCAATTTGGTGAGGATGAACTTCACCATGAGTTCTTTTAGCATCTAACTGACTTCTAACTTCGGGATGTAAATAATTATCAGGAGAAGTACCACTCAATCCAGCCTTTGCTGCGTCTGTTTTGTTCCAAGATACTACCAAATCATTTGTCAAATAGTTAGGCTTGAGTACAGAGTACTTAACATAAGGTAACCTTTTGTACTCATTTGGTGGCACATTTGCTGCTGCTAATTCTTCTCCAATCTCTTTGTGAAAATGAATGTGCCCACCATCAATCCAAGAACCTTGGTCTGCGCCGGTTTCAGGGTCTACATTTCCCATGTTCATTGAATATGTAACTAAAGGTCTAGGTCCTCCTTCGTAAAGAGGAGTGTCGCCTCTAATTTGCCTTTCCCCGGTGGGAGTTTTAGGGTCGATGTAATCACCGGCAAATGTTTTTCTCCATTCAGGACTTTCAAATGGAGGCAAACCGTGATTTGTGTCACGAGGATGTTTTTCATTATATCTACCAATAGCATTGTTAATAATTTGAGTAGCAGATTCAGGTCCGTATTTTTCAGACAAGTCCTTGTGCACATAATCAATCGGGTGATGACCAAAGGCAGTACCGTCTTGATTATTTATCAACTGCCCAGTTTGAGGATTATGCGACCAAGGAGGGTGGTCGGGTTCATTTGGGTCAGGATTAATTGCATCTTCGGGTGCCCATGAGTGAACAAACCCTCTGTTATTTTCACCACCTACTCGATAATGTAACAAACCACTCTTGCGAATATCCATTGACTCAAGATAAGCCTTTAGAAAAATACCTGAGCCGTAAGTCTTGGCTTGCTTTTTGAAATAACTATGGGCAGGTTGGTGAACTCTAAACATCAGCCGACCCTCCCACTACCTCTCGCTGCGAACATGGTAGAAGGTGCGCCCCAGTTCTTAGGGTCATTTTCCATATCTTCTGTGGCACCTTCGTTTCTAGTAGTACTATCTTGGCCTTCTCGATGCCCTGCCTCTCTATTTTGACCGGGACCTGCTGAAACAGCAGCCTTGTTATGTCTATCTCTATTTTCCATAGATTCTTTCATGCGTCTAAGTAACCTACGCATTTGGGCAAAGTGCATGTAATCCATTTTTTTAGAAACTTCATCTAGTTGCTTTTTAACTTTAGTCAAGTCATCTGACTTAGCCAAAGACTGGCCCATTAATTTAGGAGCAGTTGGTGCTCTAATACTCAGCCCTTCTCCAGTACTTATCTTAGGAGGTTTAGGATTATATGTTCTTTCAGAACTTAAGCCGTGACCTGACATTGGTTGAGGTATGTTACCCATTAATTTGCGACGAGCCATAGTACCCATTTGGTGTCTATACTTTTCAGGAAATAACTTGAGAGGTTGTTTTGTAGCAACACCAAGGTGAGTCATATGAACAGAAAGAGGACTACGCATAAGTCCATGCTTTTTACTGGGTTGTAAATATCTTGAGTGTAACTTAGAGCGACGAGAAGTAGCAGTAGATATGTTAGCACCACCGGGCTGAATACGGAATTGCGGCTGAGTCCAAGGTTTCAATTCTTTGCCACCAACTTTGTCAAGTCTACTTTTTATCAAACTACTCCAAGCGTCATCAATTGGCTCGCCTGTAGAAACCGTATTGTCATGAGCCGTACCAGCAAGTGGAGAAGCAGGTGCGCCACAATCAGGGCAAGGTTGGCTTAGAATCTTACCTTGACAAGTAGGGCATTGTGGAGGGAGTGGGTTAGCAGTTTGTACAGGAGGTCTTTGGTAAATAGTAGGTGACTGGTCTACTCTGTTTTTCATCAAACTCGACCAAGCATCATCTATTGGCTCGCCTGTTGTAAAGTAATCAGGCTTGCCAAAAGGAGCAGTAAACTTACCCCCGGTCTCCCTTGTTTCAGCAACATTACTGTCTGCTAATCTTCTAAGCCTGTTAATTTCTGCTTGAGGGTCAATAGGAGGAGGTCTTCTACTAAACTTCTTGTCAGGAACTTCGTCATCTTCTTCTTCTTCATTATCGTCTTCTTTCATAAGACTAGACCAAGCATCCTCCATCGGCTCACCTGTAGCAAGCATGCCGCCCGGTGCTGGCATTGTACCCGTTGCGTTACCAATACTGAGATTACCAGTATCAGGCATACCGGTCATTGCGCTGAGTTGATTACCTTCTTGATATTGGTCAGCCATAGGGTCTTCTTCTTCTTCCTCTTCCATGCCCGGCATCATAGGTGGCATCTCAGGCTCAGGTTTAGGAACTTCAATAGTAAGATGTGGTAAATCAGAAGCCTGTGTTTCTGCATCTTTTTCAGCAATGCGCTTATCCTTCGCTGCCTCCATCGCTTCGGGGTCACCTATACCATAAGTGTAATCGTCTTCATCCTTGGTATAACCAAGCATAGACTCAGAACGAGGACTATACATCCTTGTATCAGAACCTGTACTCATATTACCCGGCATTTAATCAACTCATATTATATCTAAAATGTCTTTACTAACTTCACCATCAGCCTGTGACAAAAGTTTAGCCTTGACTCTTTTCCAAGTTTCAGGACTTTCCTTACCCAGTTCCACCTTTAAGACATTGATAGTATTATTGGCAACATTAGTACTAGGTTCTGCCCATTTCTCTTGGTATTGGCTTAGGTCTTTGAGAGTTTCACGAACTTCTTTGTGCAATCTAACCATGTCAGAGATAACACCATCGTCATGTATATTGGTCTCCTCCATAAATTGAGAAAGTTTTCCATTTAATCCTTCTACATTTTTACGAAGTATGTTAACTTCTTCTCCAACTTTGACTGAAACAATTGCAGTAGCACTTCTTTTGACCAAAGGCTGGAAATGATTTTTCATATGACGATAGACTAACTGTTCGCTGCAATCAAGTTCTGTTGCTATATCTTCACTAGTTCTATCTCCTTCAAAGTAAGCAACTTCGTATTGCTTACGGTCATCACTTGTACATACTATACAACTATGGTTTGCACTATTATGATAATCCCCTGCGTGGTTATTCATATGTCGCTCGGATGTATTAGTTCTCCAACCCATATCTTTGTCTAACATCTTGATGTCAGCAATGCCATTGATTATGTTTTGTTCTAACTGGTCCCGCTCTTCGTGCTGGCAGAAGGGGCATGACCGCTTAGTTTGACGCTCACCGCCCATAACGCTCCGAGAGCATGCACACGAATAACCCTTTTGAACAAAGACCGATTGCGTAGAGTAATGAGATTACCTCGTTCTCCACCTAAAATTATGGGAGTTCCTGTTTCTATAGAGACTGCAAAGAGCCTAACAAGAGCCAGTAGAGATGTGTTTATGAGAAGGTTTGTAGGTAATGATATAAAACAAATAAGAATGGATATTTGCATGGTCTGCCCAAGTTGGGAGCACACTAGTAACCGATGCACTGAATGTGGTTGTCAAATGAGAGTAAAAGTCTCGCTTGCTTCTTCTGAGTGCCCATTAAAAAAATGGGGTAGGCATGTTGAATCGTCAAACGCTAGAGATTCGGCTATAGATACTACCGAGCATAAAGAAGGCACCAAAGAGTCCAGCGACTAAGTAAGACATAGTGTCGCTACCTAATGTCCCTGAGCCTGTTACCATTACAATACCCAATGTAACTATAATGGCTATTAGTTGAACCATCACCATATCTACTATTACGCTCTTCTTTGGTGCAAATATACTCATAGTACTACTTGCAAGTCCAATAATTGGTCCTTCTTTTGAAATCATAATATCACCGCATACCCATCATTCTGCCCATAAAAGAGCCAGCGCCGCTACCTACCTTATCCATGAACCCATCATTTGCCATAGCCGCACTAAGTGCACCACCCATCATAGACTGTTGTGCAAACGCCATAATCTGTTGTTGTTGCATTTCTGCTTGCTGAATGTTTTGCTGACTTGTCATTTGCAAATTACTAAATTGACCTGTTACATTTTCTGCACTCATAGTCTGTAAGTTAGAAGGGAGTGATGTAATGTCAAGTTTCATTGTACCTTCATCTTCATTGATAACAAAGGTAGCACCTTTTAGAATCTCTAAAACTGAAAATGATACTAGGTCATTGAGCATTGAAAGGAAAGTACCCATTTGTTGACTAATAATAAATCGGTCAGCAGGTGCTAGGCTTTTCATCAATGCCATTTGTATTTCCGCCTCAGAAGGAGGTTGCATAGATTGCTGGCCCATTTGCTGAGCATTCATACCCATGCCTCCGGCCATACCTGACATAAAGGAGTTCTGACCTGCTTGTTGCATCATTCCATTTTGAGTAGCAAAGGGATTAGTAGATTGCATACCCATGCTACTAGCACCTAAATTAAGTGCCTGTCCGTTCTGTTGTTGTGCGTTGTTATTTCCAAATAGTCCCATTTTATTCACCTTTA